CGGGTCCGGGTACGGGGACGGGTACGGGCACGGGTCCGGGTACGGGCACGGGTCCGGGTACGGGGACGGGTACGGGCACGGGTCCGGGTCCGGGTACGGGGACGGGTACGGGCACGGGTCCGGGTACGGGCACGGGGACGGGTACGGGTCCGGGTACGGGGACGGGTCTTCCGATCCGTAGCCAGGAAAAGCGCCTCAGAACCGGGGCGCTTTTTTCTTATAATATCTCGGTTTTTATCTTTCCCTGCCCCATCATTGTGATATGATCATCACGCCAAACGAATGGAGGACAACATGGATACGGAAAAGTTGGTTAATGATCTTCGCACCCATACCATCGTCGGAGAGTTTGCAGGAAATTCAGAACTTTCAGAGGAGATGATCGGACTACGGGTTCAGGCTGCGTATACCATCGAACATCAGTCCGCGACCATCAAGGCGCTGACGGATGCGCTGGAAAGTGCGCTGTACTGGGCGAATATGGCGAATGGAGCGTATGTCATCGGCCAGAGCGCTAGGGACAACGACTTGAGCGCGGCTTATGACGTGCTGCAAAAGTCTAAGGAGGAGTAGATGAATAAATTTGAGAAGGCCATTGAATATCTTGTGAGTAGGCAGAAAAAGACTAGGGAAGAGGCCGAAGAACTTGTGCGAAAATTTTCAATGTCAGTAGATATGTGGGCAGAACAATATGACTGGCATTATAGGAGGTAACCAAAATGACCGACACCCCAATCGGCATCCCCAGCGGGTGGGAGGAGATTGCGGCATTTGAAGCAATCAATCCATTCCCCAATTACAATGCATTTCATTATCGCAGGAACGAAACGAGCGCAGATGATTTCAGCCGGTATACTCACGACTGGCGCGTCCTCGAATAACAATCATCCTTGACGCAACAAGCTAAATCCCGTACTTTCTACATAATGGCTTCAATGCTATAGATCGACAGGGGCATAACCCGAACCATTGCCGTGGTCCGGGTTTCTTTTTGTGGGGTGCGCTTTGACAATCACAGTCAAGACTGCCTCAGACCTCAACGCCGCCTTACAGCGCATCATCGCGGAAAGGGTTGATCGTGGCGTCGCTGCTGCAACCCGAGAAGTTGCAGTTTACGCATTTACCGAGTGGACTGGCGGAAAGTTCACTTGGTCGAAATACAATCCGAATGATGTGTGGTCCGGCCAATCGCGCCAATCCGTGAATATCGGCATCGGTTCACCCGATCCGAGTTTTGCGCCGGATAACCCCGGTTCATGGCCGATGCACGAAAGCCCGTATCCGCCGCGTGATCCGTTCGAGGCCCGGTTTAAGCTAGAGGGGCTTCCGGCTTACGTTCCGGTCTATATCTCGGACAATGCGCCGAATATGGCGAAGGTCGAGGCCCATACTCAAGTTGCCCACATGGCCGCAGCGTTCACGCAGGCCCATTTCAAGCCCGGTTTCAACTGGAAGCCGGTTATATCTATGTCGTCTTCTGTTCCGTTCTGAGGTAGTTCATGGCCGCCACCCTTGACCAAATCGAGGCGGCGTTGCTGGCCCCGTTCATTAGCGTTGCGGACGGCGGAACGGGGGCGTGGACTGCGACGAGCTACGTCGCTTATGAGAACGTCGATTTCAACGCTCACAGCATTTCTGACCCGTTTATCTCAGTCGTGACGAACGGCGGAGCGTCCACCCGCGTCGGCGTGTCAAATGTCGAATTCGGAAATCCGGTAGTGACAATTTCCGCATTCACGCCCCTGGGCACGGGCAAGGCTTCGGCCCGCGTGCTTCTGGATACTGCCGCAGCGATTTACCGCGACGTGCATTTCGAGGCTGGGACGAGCAACATCTTGGCCTATTCGTTTTCCGCCCCGGTCGAACTGCCCCATGAAGGCTGGTATCGACTGAGCCAGCAAATCAGCTTCAAGCTTTTCTAACCGATCCTCCCGACAAGGATTGCAATATGTGGGTACTGCCGTCTTATGGCAGGCCGGTGCAGTGTGCATCAGCCGTTGCCGCGATGATCGAGCATGGGTCAACCGCCCATGGCGCTATTTACGTTTGCTCAGATGACCCGTCTTGGCCCGAATATGTGGGCATGACGCTTCCGCCTCAATGGCAGGTCGTGACGATGCCCGAAGGCATGGGATGGCAACCGGACAAGCTCAATAATGCGCTGCGACGATTCCCAGATGAGCCGTGGTATGGTTGGATTGCTGACGATATCTTTGCTCAAACGCATGGATTTGAGGATGCCCTAGTCCGCGCCGCTGGCTCTTGGGGTATCGCAAGCGGCAATGACCTGTGGCAGGCAAAAGCTGATATCCGCAAGGGCCGTATGCACGGCGCTACGGTGTTCGGTGGAGATTTCCTCCGGGCCTGGGGGCAGTGGGTGCCGCCGGGCTTTAAGCACTGGTATATCGAAGACGTGTGGGAGAGCCTGGGGCGCGAGCTAGGAAACTGGCGCACGCTTATGGATGTGGTGACGGAGCATCGGCACCCGTTCAAGGATGGTGCTGAGGGCGATGAGACGCACTCTCGGGCTAATGAGGATGGGGTTCGGCGGCTAGGAGAAATGGCCTATCATGAATGGCGCTCATCGTCATTCGCCTCCGATGTGTTCCGCTTACGTCAGTCTATGTGGGCCGCTCGCGGGTTGAACCTTAATATGCTTCATGGCCGGTCCGTCATGTTCGGACTGCCCTGTTATGATAAGGTGGACCCGAAGCGCGAGGAAGCGCTTATGAATGCGGTCTATCTCTTGGCGCAATTTGGCGTCAGGGTAGGACATCTCCATGTTACCGGGCAAACTATCCACATCGCCCGCAACGCTATTGCTGACGCCTTCATGCGGTCGGATTTCACAGACCTGTTCTTCATTGACGCCGACATGAGCTTTTCGGCATTGGATGTGGTCAAGTTCATCGCCGCGCCGCATCCGCTGTTGGCTGGGGTGGGCCGCAAGCGAGCGGAAATGTCTCTCACCGACCCGGCTACTTGGTGTTTCCATTTAGACCCTAAATTAAAAGGCGTTATGCCTAAAGACGAATACGGCATGTGCGAGGTCGCCCAAGTCGGAACCGGGCTTATGCGCATTCGGCGCGAGGTTTTCGAGGCAATTTTGGCTAACGATAACAGTCTGTTGCGTGCCAAGGATCGGGAACGTAAAAACTTTTACGCTAAGTATTTCGCATGGACCGACGACGGCGAAGACGAGATTTCCGAGGATATCACTTTCTGCCGCCGATATACTGATGCGGGAGGGAAGATTTGGATTGATCCGCACGTCGGGCTTTACCACTATGGGCAACATGGTTGGTATGGATGTGTGCGCGATATCATGGAATAGGTAGAGGAAGCCTGATACAATTCGGGCCGGTGCAGCGTTGACGCGCTAGACCGGCCCTGATCATTAACCGCTAAGGAACAGCGACTATGACTGAGACGAAGATAGCGCATTCGCGCAAACCTCGCAACGATTTGACTGCTGAATATGTCAGGTCAATCCTTGAATATGACCCCAATACCGGCATTTTCAGATGGAAATGGCGCGAAGGGGTTCGGCCGGAAATAAACACAAAATTTGCCGGATATGACTGGAGAATATCCAGAACGCGAGATAGACCACATTGATGGGAATCCATCAAACAATAGATTTTCGAATCTAAGGGCCTGCGCCCCCTCGGAAAACATGGCGAACCGTCGGGTGAGTTCAAGATCAAAGACTGGTTTGAAGGGAGTTTCTTACTTTCCATTTCGTAGAAAATGGAGGGCAAGAGCGCAGAAAAACGGAAAGTCAATATATCTCGGTCTTTTCGATACAAAAGAAGAGGCCTATGCAGCATATTGTGAGGCTGCGCCAAAAATACATGGCGATTTCGCTCACACATAATAGTCGGCTCCGTCCGACTTAAGCCCTAATCATGGCCTTGGGCAAGCCTTGACCGCAATGCCGTGATGGCATCGCTTTCCACCTAGAACGGAGCCTATAATCATGGCCAGTTACACACCCGCCTCCTCAACCGCCACCCTAGTTGGTGTTGCCAAAACCAAAGTCTATCTCGGGACGTCCACGACCACTGCGGATAACGATGCTTTCGTTGAAATCGGCGGTGTGATGGAGATTCCAGAATTCGGGGCTTCTGACACTGAAATCAAGACCCAGCTTGTCGGGCAAGACCTTGAGCAGACTGATAAGGGAGTCACGACGCTGGGCGGCGGTAATCTTGTTTGCGCCCGTGACTATTCTGATACCGGTCAGACCAATATGAGCGCCGCACAAGCCGATAAGTCAGGCGTCAATTACAATCTTCGAATTGTGTTCCCAAATAAGATTACTTCCACGGGAACTGGAACGATGTATGACCTTAAGGTAAAGGTTCTTGGTGACCGTATCGTTACTGGCGGCCCGAATAACATTACAAAGGTAAACTACGCTCTCGGCTTCAACAGCCGTCCGACGAAGACCCCCGCGACCTAATCCGGGGCAACCCGGTAGGGTGGGGCGCTGTTGTCGGGACGGCGCTCCATCCGCTCTTATTCCATCCCGATATGAGGCACCCGACATGCCAAGAACACTAGACTACTGTGGCGTTCGATCGCTCTGCGGAAAGCAGATTGCGAATGAACTCTTTGGCCGCACTATCCCGGATGGTTTCGACATGGATCACCCAGGAGACGAAGAGGCAATTTCGGCAATCGTTCGTGAATTTGAACCTTGTGCAAATTGCTCATACGAAGACCACTGCGAACCTTAACCCGACGAAAGAAATCCCGACATGACCAAGAACATCATTGACCTCGACGCCATGGCCTACCGCGATACCGGCGTGTGCGAAATTAAGCACCCCGTATCGAAGGCGATCATTGGCCGCATCGAATGCCATTCTCCCCGATCCCCTGTCGTCATCGCGTTTGACGATGCCCAGGCGATGAAGGACGCGGCAGAGGACCGCGAACACGCTAAGGCCCGTATTGACGCGGCCATTGCCAGCGCCCCGGAGCCAACTAGCCCCAAAGACGCCCGCACTCCCGCCGAGTGGCGCGAACGTGCATTCCGTCGCCTTGCCGTCCACGTCATTAAGGGCGACTTCGAAATCAAGATCGACGGCAAATCCCAACCCTTCACTTCCGAAACTGCACTTGCAGTTTTCAATTCCCCCCGCAATGACTGGTTGACGGCGCAGTTTGCCGATTACGTAGGAAAGACGGAAAATTTTACTCCGAACTCTGCGGACGCCTGATCCGGTTCGCAGAGTACCAGTTCCGACTAGGGAAGACCCTAAAGGACAAAGACGGAAAATCGGTAGGGACAAATCGGGACTGGCTTAATCGGTATCTGAAAGACAATTCAGGATACTCCGCCGCTCAGATACGGAAGGCTCTTAACGGGCCTTCCTGCCCCCGTTTGATGGCGCATTTGTGGGGATGGTTCCTCGAACTGTCCAACATGCGCGATTGGGGAGAGGGTGGCCCTCGGGCCATTAAACCGACCGACATCTCCGCATGGTCTGGTCTAGTCGGAGTTTCTCTACTTCCCCATGAAATACGCATCCTTTTAGACATGGATGTCCGCTTCCGAAATATCCATGCGGAAGACGAAACGCCTGAAAATCTCAGCGCAGACGAACGCAACATGATTGCTTGGGTTGATGCCGCTCGGATGGCGGCTTCTTACGGATAGGAATTGATCTATGTCGAGCGATATTTCCATATCTATCGGTTTGGACCTATCCGAAGCCGTCAAGGGGCGCGACCAGCTTCTTGCGCTGAATACGTCTATTTCATCTAGCCTAGATGGTCTGGTTAATAAGGCGAAAGCGTCGTCACAAGGTCTTGGTGGTGCTTTCACCTCATCTATGGCGACCGGCAAGAAAGCCCTAGACGATTATGACAAGGCTTCCGCCGCCGTTATGGCCGGTGAAGTCCGTCGGTCGCAACAAATGGCGAAGGCAGCTCAGGATCAGGAAAACGCAGCAAAGCGCCTACTTTCTTCCTACGCCCCCCTTGCTGCCGAAAGCGAACGTTTAGCCCGCGATCAAGAGACGCTGAACAATCTCATTGCTCAAGGCGGCCCCAAGACACAGCAATACCAGACGGCCCTTGCCAATCTCCAGCAGCGTCAAGCCTTCGTCGCAACAGAAAGCGACCGCATGGCGAAGGGCGCGGCACTTTCGTCAAATCAGATGCGAAATCTTTCGTATCAGATCAATGATGTGGTTTCCGGTCTGTTGATGGGGCAATCCCCCTGGCAGATTTTCACTCAGCAGGCGGGGCAGTTCGTCCAGATTGCCCAAGACGCCAATATGAAGATGACCCCGCTTAGGTGGGGTATCCTTGGAATCGGCGTTACTGGTGCCGCAGTATTTGGAACGATTGGGCTTCATCTCTATCAACTTTCCAACCAGTTAAAGACGCTTACCGGACAAGCAACAGCTTTTAATGCGTCAATGACTGGTGGGGAGGCGCGCGGTCAGGCTTTCGGAATTGCGTCCGGTAGCATGGCAACGCGCAGCGATATGGTGTCAGCCATGTCGGAGTTGATGAAATATCGCACGTTGTCCGCAGATGTCGCGGCGCAAATTGCGAAAACATCTGCCCCAATGGCCCAAGTCACGGGGCAATCACCCGCTGATGTCGTCAAGCAATTGGCTGACGCCGCAAGCTCTGGCTATGACGGGCTGATGAAACTCCAGAATGCATATGGCGCACTCAGTGCCCCGCAAATGGAGTATGTCCGCCGCCTAGCTGAGCAGGGCAAGCACTCTCAGGCTTCCGCCATTATGATGGAAGCACTCCGCGCTCAGATGAATAAAGCTGCGCAAGAGTTGCGTGGCCCGGTTTCGGACGCTTGGATTGACTGGTCGAAGCGCGCTTCTGATGGTCTTGATGATGTATCGGACAAGGTAAAATATCTATGGAATCTGCTATCCCGCCCTCCGTCTAATGGACCGACAGAAGCAGATAAGCCTGCGATTGAGGCATTTGAAAAGTTCAGGAAAGAACGCAAAGAACTTGGTCTTACGTCTGAGGGAGAGGCGCTAGGATATCAGTTGAAGCCGAAAGGCGTCACGACCAAAGAGCAATTCGGCCCTGCTACAGAATACACGGCGATTCAGAACGCCATAAAATCCGATACCATTGCCGCCCAAGATTTGGCTTCTAGCTATCAAAAGCAGATTGCGGCAATCCGCATGCTTGATGCTTCCGCCCGCATGGCGGCAGAAGTTAAGCAGGCTGCGGAAGAAAAATATAAGAATGTTCCGAATAGCGAGGCCGCAAAGGCTCAATTCATTTCCGGTGAAATGGGACGTCGCCAAGCCGAAGCTGCCCGCGAGATTGCCATTATCCAGTTCTCCGTTGACGCGGCGCAGCGGCAGGCAACTGCGTTACAGACTTTGGGCAAAGTCGAAGCATTAAAAAGAGCGGCACAGGATCAGGCTCGCACTGAAAGCTTCAGTCGCCCGACTGATGTGGCATCACGACAGAAGCAAATCCTTTCCGGCCAAGAAGCCCAAGCCCGTGGCGCGCTCGCGGGGCAGACAATTGATTACGGAATTCAGGTTGCGGGCCTGGAGAAAATCACCGCTGCCCAGACTGCCGGAACGCGGGCGCAGCAAGAGGCCGAACGACAGGTCAAGGTTCTAGCGGCGACAGAGGCTTACATCAATGCCGCCCGCGCCGCTAATGCCCCGGTCAATGACAACCTAATTAAGCAATATGAAAGCATCTCTAGGGCTGAACTAGAAGCCAAACAATCCGCCGACGCATGGAACGCAACCATGCAGGGATCGGCATCAGTCAACTACCGCGTCCAAATCCAGAACCTAAAGGACATGGAAGCCCAAATGAGGGCTTTCGGCGCGACTGAGGAAGAGATCGCGCAACTTTATATTGATGCTGAATTGCGCAAGCTTGAGGCGTCTCGTGATTGGGCGGATGGCGCTGAAGCGGCGCTAAAACGATATGCGAGAGACGCGACCAATTATGGCGCACAAGCAAATAGATTTGTAACTAGCAGCATTGATAGTGCGTCGAATGCATTCGCTAATTTTGCCATGGGCACTAAGACGGCTGGGCAGGCTTTCCGGGATTTCGCGCTCGGTGTTGTTCAAGATTTGATAAAGATGCAAACACAGGCCGCGCTTTCTCAGGCGGTTAGCTCTGCCGGTGGGTTTGGCGGAATTCTTGGGGCAATTGGTGGCGCATTCGGTTTTGGCGGAAGTTCAGGAGCATATCAATCTTCCGGGAATGCTGCTGCAATATCTTCTGGAGACTATACGTCATCGGCGAGTACATTTTCGGGCGCGTTTGCTTCTGGTACTGACTACGCCCCGCCCGGCATGGCCCTCGTCGGTGAAAACGGCCCCGAACTGATGCAGATGCGCGGCGGCGAACGCATCTATCCGAATGATCAGACGAAGGCCATCCTCTCCCCCAAGGCGACAAATGATAATGCCGGAAGCGGTAGCGGCTCTATCAACTTTGCCGTAAGCGTAGATGCTCGCGGTTCAACTGACCCCGCTGCGGTTGAAAATGCGGCCCGCAGAGCCTCAGAAGAGGTCTTCGCTAAACATGCCCCGTCCTTGATCGAACGGGCCTCTAACCGCGCCCTATCGAAGAATGGCGAGCTAATGATGCGCGGTGGCCGCTACGCCCGTGCCGTGCGCGGAGGAAATGCCTCGTGACGATTACCTATCCCCTTTCATTCCCCGCCAGTCTTTATCCCACAAGCATGATGCTAACCCCGTCCGATGCTGTAGCGCGGGCGGCATCTCCATTCACATATCAGTAACAGGTCCAGCGGCACCAGGGCCAGCAATGGCTATTGACGCTTGAATATTCCAATGTGAATGCCGTTTTGCTGGATAATTTTGCCGCATTTCTGATGCGCCTGAAGGGTCCATATGGGACATTTCTATTTAACGATCCGACTAAAACGTCTCCTCGCGGTATTGGGACTGGTGCGCCCCTCGTTGACGGATCGGCGCAATCTGGCGACTACCTCAATACTAAAGGGTGGACACCCGGCACAACTGGCATCATGAAGGCGGGCGACTATATCCAGCTTGGGAGCTCTGGAACGGCGCGGCTGTATCGGTTAACGGCGGACGCGAATTCAGATAGCTCAGGAAAAGCCTCCCTCGAAATCTGGCCGCAGATTAGACAATATCCCGCCGCTCCGTCCGACAATGACGCGATTGTAGTGTCATCTCCTTCTGGTCGATTCCGCCTAGACAAATCAACGGGGTGGAAGATCAAGCCGCCTGTCCTTGGTAGCATTCAAATCACCGCACATGAGGCGCTATAATGTCTAGGACAATCAGCGCCGATATGATCGCGGAAAGCAAGAAGAGTGAACTTGCTCCAATTCTTCTTGCTCAGGTCGGATTTTCTAGCGGTATCGTTTACGCCTGGACCGGATATGGTGATCTTGTCTGGAATGGTCACACCTACCTTGGCGTCGGAACTATGGGCAGCGTCGAGGCCGTCACTGATACTTCTGACCTCTCCGCTCAGGGAATGGCGTTCACGCTGGAGGGAATTTCAACTTCCTCATTATCCCTAGCTATTGGCGATGCGGCCCAAGGTCTTCCCGCAAAATTATGGCTTGGAGCGCTTACTTCGGCAGGCGTCCTTATCCCGTCTCCCGTCTTAATCTTCTCAGGATTAACGGATGTCCCCAAGATCACGGAATCGGGGGAAACTGCCGCAGTGACAATCATGTGTGAAAATAAGCTCGCGCGCCTCGCAACGGCGGCGTCTCGACGCTTTACCCCCGACGATCAAGCGATTGATTATCCCGGTGACCGGGGGTTTGATTACGTTGCCGCCCTTCAAGATATGCAAATCAAGTTTGGATAATAAAATGGCTCTCTCCCGACGAGAAGACTGGTCTCAGCGCCTTGATGCCGCGATTAATGCCGCACGCACGGTTCCGTTTGGCTACGCTCCCGGCGAGAACCACTGCTGTCTGTTCATGGGAGATTGCGTGATTGCCATGACCGACACTGACGTAATGCATTGGTTCCGTGGCAAATATAATAGCGAGCGTGGGGCTTATGTTGCGGTCAAGCGGCATGCAGGCGGCGGCCTAGTCCAAACATTTGAGAAGATTGCAGAAGAGTTTGGCATTGAAGAAATTCCGGTTCAATACGCATCACCCGGTGATGTTGTGATGCACATTGCTGGCGATGACGGGTCTGAGGGCTGTGGTATTAGCCTCGGAAGCCGCTTTGTGACGGTTTGTAAGCCTGCGGGAGTAAAGTTTGAGCCAATGACAACGGCAATTCGGGCTTGGAGGATTTAGGGTATGCCCGCAATCGCCGTTGCCGCTGTCGCGGCCGCCATGTCCGGTGCTATGGCTGCTGCATCTGGCGCTGTTATTCTTGGGCTTACGGGAACAATGCTTGGTGTTGCCGTTGGTGCTCTTTCATTTGCTATGTCCGTTGTCATGCAAGTTCTTGCCCCCACTCCGGGAAAGGGGCCTCAAGGAACGGCAGCACCCCCATTAGCTGCGCAAGACAGACAGGCAAATATCAGACAGCCGATCATGCATTGGCAGCAAATATACGGCCAAGCCCGCGTCGGTGGCGCAATCACATTTCAGCACACAACTAATAACAACAAGACCCTTCACTATCTTCTTACTATCGCCGGACACTCAGTCGATGAAATTGGGGCGCTATACCTAAATGAACACATTGTAAACCTTGACAGCAATGGCAACGCTATTTCTCCGACCGACCCAGACCCATCAATTCCAAACTGGTCTGGGAAACTAACCGTCTGGAGGGGTCTGGGAACGGATGACGGAGATGCCAATCTATGGGATGCTATGAGGTCAAATTGTTCTGACAAATGGACAGACGAGCATAAGCAGCGGGGTAGGGCTAAGGTATATTTAAAGTTCGAATACGATAGTAATCTATTTGCTGGAGGCTTTCCGAAGATCACTGTAGTTGTTCGTGGCAAGAAAGTTTACGATCCTCGCGGAACGTCTATATCTATTACGTCTTCGTCAGTTGGATCGCCGGGGCTTTTTTCTACATCATCTCCGCATAACCTTTCTGTTGGCGATGAGGTATATATCGCAAATCATTCAGACGCTATTGGTGGCCGTGATATAGGCCCGATTGATGGAGCATATATTGTTGATACTGCTCCAACTGCATCTACATTTACGCTGCGCGATTCCTCTTATGCCGTGAACATCACAGTCGCGGGCACTGGAGGAATTGTATCAAAGATGGCGTGGTCCGCCAATCCAGTCCTTTGCACTCGAGACTATATGGCCGACAAATATGTTGGCCCGTCTATTCTCTCTACTGAAATTGATGATTCTGGCTCTGGAATTGCCGGGTCTAATATTTGTGAGCAATACGTGCAGCTTGCAAGCAACTCGGAAACATTTACCGCAAATTCCACAACGAATATCATTACTCTTTCTAGTGACGTATCTTGGCCTACGGGAACTCAGGTTTATATTTCATCGACTGGCAGCTTGCCAAGTGGCCTGCCTAATTCAGGCCCTTATTATGTGGTGAATACCAATCCAGGTGGAAGTGGGAGCACATCAGAATATAAACTATCAAATACAAGCAGGAATGCTCTATCTTTTGATGTAATTTCTCTTGGATCATCTGGCTCTGGAACTCTTACCATATTCAGGGGCGTATCATTTACAGCAAGCGTATCCCCATATAAGTCATGGGATGATCGTGCATATCTGTCTCTATACCCAGATGTTGCCGGTGAAATTCTTGGGGGCACGGGCGGAGGATGGTGGGGAAACGGCTCTGTTGGAAATTTCATACCCGTTACATCTGGGGCTCAACGCGGTGAGGACCACTATATCAATGTTGGGCAAGCGGAGGGGCGGCAGTCATTCTATACTGATGGAAACGGTTATCTGTTAACATCAGCATATACTAGTATTTCATCGACAATTTCCGGCATATCATCGACAACATATACAACTAGCTCAATCCCATATAGGACGGGAGACAAAGTAAAAGTATTTTCAACTGGTTCACTGCCGTCTGGCCTATCATCTTCAGAAACTTACTATTGGATATCAAACGATACTCAGAACGGACATATTGCGTCATCTCTTATTAATGCCATTAGCGGAATCCCTGTAGAGTTTTCAGATTCTGGGACCGGAACACATATTGTCTACTCCACCCATGAACAGCGTTATACCTGTAATGGTGTTCTGGACACGACAAAAGTTCCAAGCTCAATCATTCAAGACCTCATGTCTTCGATGTCTGGAAAGGTGGCGTGGACTGGCGGGCAGTTCGTCATGCTTCCTGGATACTATCGCGCCCCATCTGTGACAATTGATGAAAACGATGTAATCGGTCCAATCCAGGTTCAAAGCCGCATTTCTCGGCGAGACCTGTATAACCGCGTCAAGGGCACATTCATTGACCCAACGTCTTCATGGCAGCCTAACGATTTTCCGGCAGTAATTAGCTCATCCTATACGCAGGAAGACCAAGGCGTACCTCTATGGGCCAACTTTGATCTTGGCTTCACGGATTCGCCCTCAACTGCTCAGCGTCTCGCCGCCATCGCCATGGAGAGCGTGCGCCGACAGATGACCGTAACGATGTCTTGTAAACTAACTCTCCTTGAGACGAGAGTTGGTGATGTTGTGATGGTCAATAACACACGCTTTGGATGGTCAAATAAGACTTTCGAGATTGTTGATTGGACATTCGCCAGCATCATGGTTGATGGCGGAGGCGATACTCAGGTTCCATATCTCGGCATCAACCTTATGCTCCGAGAAACTGATGCGGATGTGTATGCATGGTCATCCTCTCAGCAGGTTGTTACTCTTCCCGCCCCAAGAACAAATCTACCGACACCATGGCTCGTTTCCCCTCCGTCAAATATTGTTACATCTGAATCTGTATATACCACTGATGGTGGCTCAGCGCTGCTATCATCTCTAAGTGTATCCTGGGATATTTCTCTAGATGAATCTGTGCAATATTACTATGTATCCTACAAACCATCGGGCCAGACTATATGGTCTCCCGCAATCCCAACAACACCAGATTCAACTAACACTAAAATACTCGGGTTATCGCCGGGACAATATGACATTCGCGTTCAGGCAATAAATTCACTTGGGGCATCTAGTGAATATTCCACCGTAGACAACGTAAATATCCTTGGGATTTCACTACTTCCATCACTGAATGCACCTCAAATAACATCTATTTCTGAATCTCTTGTTGAAGTAAATGGTGGACAGGGCGTAAACAGTCAAGCTACTGTTTCTTTTTCGTCACCACCAAATACAGAATGGGACTCGTCTGGAGTATCCATCATATATTATCAGGTTGAATATAGAAGAGTTGGAGATGCTTTTTGGGTCATTCTAGGAACGCCAGATTCATCGCCCCAGGTTGCGCTTGGAGCGGTCGGAAGTTTCGAATGGAGGGTT